TGGCAACAGCGATCACCATGATGGCTCCAGTCGCTCCGATAAGAGCTGCGTCGAACGGTGACATGCCACCAACAGACCCGGCTGCAATAAATACGATGCCCGAGCCGACGGCAAACGCCAAAACTCTTAGAGCACGTTTGATGTGTTTTTTCATAGTCCTAATCTTTTCCAAGTTGCTTCGTCAACAATGCCGGTAACGACAATGCCTTTTTTAGTTTGGTAAGCCTTTACAGCCTTTTCAGTAATCGGGCCGAAATCGCCGTCACCTGTGATACCAAGTTTACTTTGGACCTGCTTTACAGCCGAACCCTTAGAACCCTTTTTGAGCGGTGTGAACGCTTTAGGGGCGGTAACTGGTGCAACTTCAGGTGTCGGGGCTTCTACAGGGCTTACAGGGGCTTCTACGGCAGGTTCTTCGGTCTTCACGGCAGGCTGGTCGTATGGTGGTCGCCAAATCGAGTGAACCACACCAAAAGAACGGTCACGTTTGTAAACGCCACCACCGTTGGACTGGCTACCAGCACCACCAGAAGTGTTGCCTTCGATTGTGTAAATTACACCTTTGCCTGATGGTTTGCGGATGAAGCCAACATGGTCGGTTTCGTATCCACCTGGAAAGTCAAAGATTACGATGTCGCCAGTAGTTGCTTTGCTCGGTGCAATCTTCGCCCACTTCTTCTTCTGAGCGTGGCGAACAAAAGCCGAAACCTGAGCCGAACCCTTAGCAGTTTGCGCACCCTTGATTAGTGGGCCAGCACCAGCCTTGTTCATGCAGTAAGACACAAACATGGCACACCATGCTGCACCGTTCATTCCATACCATTTACCGAACATGTTTTGGTTGTTACCGGTCTCGGTGTAGCCGATGTGTTTGACGGCTTCGTTGATTACTTGTCTAGCGGTTGCCATTTATGCTCCTACGGATTTGATGATGATTGCGACGATGACGGACGACACACCTGCACTAAGTAACCCAGTTAGCCAGGCACTCGACCAGCGAGCCTTCTCAAGCTCACGAATACGGGTCTCATGATCTGCTACCGATGTAATACCGGCTTTGATGTCTGCTACGTCTTGAACGAGTTGAAGAAGTAGAGCGGTCTGGCTACTCGGTCTCTTCGGCTGATCCATTGGTCTTCTCCACCACGTTTGTGATAAGGGTCATGCAAGCACCACACATGTATTGGGTTGCGTCGGTCTCAACGTCAATCGCCAGGTTCTTATTCTGGCAACCATCGGTTTCGCAAGTAAGAGTTACGGTTCTCATTAGCTGTTTCCTGTTCCTGTGGTTGATGTCATTTGAATGGCGGTGTAGTGGACGGTTCCTGCGGCGGTTGCTGCGGTGGTTCCTGTCCAAACGTAAAACGTTACGGCCGTGTTAGTCGGTGTGTTGAATGTGACGCTGGTTCGAGTGTTGGTGCTTGAGGCTACGTTGGCTGTGATGGTTGGGACTGCACCGCTAACAAACGCAGAAGGGAATGTAACAGCAAGTGAACCTGTAACGGCTACTTGTCCACAAACAATCTTGTAAGGGATTCCGTCCATGACGTTGGTGTTGAGTTGTGCAGCTGTGAGTGTGTTGCCTGCGGTGAATGTAAATCTGCCCGACATTAGCGGCCTTTCAGTAGTTGGTAAGTGGTTAGCCAATAATCTGGCGTAATTTCGTGGCTTTGGCCCACGATTTTAGTGTAATAGTGTGGCGTGGTTCCTCCAGTAGCAAAGAAGTCTAGGTAGACGTCGATGTTGGTTCCGTTGGCATACCAGTTTTGTGGGTAGTAGTAGGTGCTTGCTGATTGTGGTTGAGCAGTGTCAAAAACGATTGGTTGATTGACTATTGCAGTTTTTACAGTGATCTCTGTTGGTGAGAGTTCTGGAATGTAAGTTCGAATTCGGTCAGCTACTTGCTGAACCTGGGTGAGACCGTTTACGTCAAGGCTGGCGGTGTAGTTGATTGGCAAAGTCAGAATTGAATCGTTGTCTGGTGCGTAGTTGTAACTAACGGTGGAGTTCGACAGGTTGAATGATGTTGGTATGTCTGCACCGTCGGTGGCCATAACAACGTTAGTGATGTCTGTGCCGTCAATTTGAGTGCCACTTGTGGGCTGTGTCCAAAGAGCTTGCAATGTAACTGTGCGGTCTAGGACCGAAGACTGATAAATGTAGGTTTGTAGTGGAATGGCCACATAAGACGTTAGGAAATCGTCTAACCATTCGCCTAGTGAACGTGATTCAGTGGTGGCTGATTCAAAGTTCACGGTCATGTCACCGGCTGTAACAATGTCTAGGTGTGGGTCGAAAAGGCTTGAGTTGGCCAGTAGTGCGGCGTTTAGTGATGAAGCCTTGGTGCTGGATGTCGAACGGCTTACTTCAATTGACTGGTTTAGGGCGTTGCTGAAAATGTCTTCGCACTGAATATCAAATGTGGTTACTAGGTTGATTGGATCAACTTGATAGTTTGATGTGGCGATTGTGCCTAAAAAGTAGACGCTGTTTCGGCCGTAAACGTCTACGTCTACTGCTGATTCGTTCTTGAGTGTTATGGCAATGTATTTGCCAGGGTAAAGGTCTTTTACAAGTGATTCCGACCAACCAGTGTAAGAAGCGCTGATAGAAGCTGCACCTGGAGAGATTTGCCCAAACACAGATTGGATAGGCCGTTCGCCGTCGTTGATGTAAATGGCGTTGATGTCTAAATCAAGCACAGCCATGCCGCCAACATCGCCAACTGCTCCCAGAACGTCTGAACCGTTTAGAGCTGAGAAATCCAGACGAAACTTACCGGCGACAGGAGCATAAGTCCAAATTTGCCAGTCAGTGGCTAGATAGGTTCGGGTAGTTGTTGTCATTAGCGGAGAAGTTGTCCTAGTGGAATGCCTTTGGTTTGTGATTCTTTCTTCAACATGCGTGAAATCTTGCCGTCAATAGGATCCACATTCACCACAATCGTTGGAGCAAACATGTTTCCAGCAGAAGACATGTTCAGTGAAGCAGCGTTGCTAATGGCTCGAGGCCCAGTAGCTTGTCCACCACCAAGATAGTTCAGACCGTTCTTAGACTTAGCAGCACTGGTTAGTGCAGCGTTCTTGTCTGATTGAGCGAACGTGCCAGTGATGTTACGGATAAGACCTAAGAAGTCAGCAGCCAAACCAATAAGCATTTGAAGGTCTGAAATCCACTGATCCATAGCCTTCTGCCCTTCTTTAGAGCCAAGATACTTGACGAACTGCTCGATGTAAGGCAAGAGCTTCGTGCCAATCTCTTCCTGGACGTTAGCAACAGCAACGTTTATCTTGTCAAACGAACCAGCACCGGCTTCGGCAGCACCATCAAAGTTATCCTTCAAAAACTTCATCTTGTCGTCGGCGTCCTTGATACCAGGAATCAACTTGTCCAAAGCGGTCTTATTGCCACCAAAGAACTTAGCCATTGCCTGTGAGACAGTGTTTAGGTCTTTACCTGTTCCCCTGGCAGTGTCTAGAGCAATCTGGAAGCGTTCCATTGCTTTAGTTGGGTTCTTGGTGGTGGTAGCAATCTTGGCGAATGCTGGTCTTAGTTCGTCGTCAAGGATACCGACCTGTAACGAAGTCTGTTGAATGAAGTCGTCTACGGCTCGAGTCTGCTCGTCAGTGGCCTTCCAAGAGTTCTCCAGCACCTTATTTAGCACTCTGATTGACTTGGCGTCTTCGTCGGCGGCTTTGGCTGCTTCGGTAAGAGCGTCACCGATAGCGTCAACACCCATAAAAGCAATAGCACCTTTAACACCAGCTGCAACAGTCTTCATCGAGTTGCCAAAAGACTTAGCCTGAGTTCCGGCCTTCTTTAAGTTTTTATCCCAATTGGAGAGATCAGCAAAAAGGTTTGCTGTTATCTTGAAACTCATTGGTTACTTCTCTCTTCTAAAACGTTCAGAAACGCCTGGTATTCGCCTACGCTCATGTTCCAGTAAGTCTCTGGAGTAAAGCCAGTGGCTAGACAAAATCTAGCCATGTTCTCTAATCGGTTGGTTCTTTTGGGTCGACATCATCCGCCATCATTTGAGCGGCTTCAGTCATGTCTAGATCAAGACAATCTTCAAACTTGACGTTCTTATCTTCACGCTTGGCAAAAATGTAAATCATTGCAGCAAGACGACGACCAGTAAGGCCCTTCTTGCTCAAGTCGAATAGATTGCAACCAGACAGAAGCTCGAACTCTTCCTGCTCCGATAGTTTCATCTTCTCGATGTCAACTTTGATGTTTAGGTTTTTGATACTCATTTGTTAGTTTTCCTTTCGTATTTTGCAACTAAGTTATGTAACTCTTCTATCCAAATCCTGATAGAACGTTCCCTAGAATTGCGAATACCCTTTTCAAGAAACCTAGACGGCTTGATGTTAGGTCTACCGGTCTTGATTCGTTTTGATGTGTCAGCCTTTTTGTGTCCAGGCCCGACAAACAACCAACCAAAGTTCCTAGGTGCTGCGTAAGGGACATTCTTGTTACCGATGGTAACTGCTACTCCAGTAGTAAGTCTACTTACTCGAACAGAGTTTAGAAGTGCGCCAGACTTAGTAATTGGCATGATTCCCACACGAATAGCATTCGCCAACACTTCACCAGATTTGATACTGGCTTGACGTAACTCCGCTTTATCAGCGCCTAGCTTTACTAGTGCCGAAGCCACTCCAGCCAAATCTCTTTGCAATCCATAAAAAGGATCGTTTGGATTTCGTCTAGCCATGAGCGGAGTTACGCCTGAACCGACTAAGGAGTGGTGTCGATGGTTACGCCGTAGTAAAGGTTGCTTGCCACGTCTAGACCAGTGTTCTTGACACGTAGGGTAACGGTAAACGCTACTTCTTCGTTGCTGGTTAGAGTGAGAGGTGGCAGTTCGTTGAAGATAACGGTGCCGGTGTATTGTGGGTTGTCTGCTGAGACGGTTCCTGCCTGTGGCTGGATGATGAA